ATGTACTTCGGTGCGAGCGCGGACAAGTTCGCGGAGTCCTTCGCCAACTTTGGAGTCGTATGCCGTGTATTCGGATTCGGCCCAGAACTTTGAGGCGCGTCTCCAGCAGGGGCAGATGGGCGAATCGCTCATCGCACGCTGGCTCCAGCGCCGCGGCTACAGCATCCTCCCGGCCTACGAGAAGGAAGTGGACGGGCAGAAGGGCCCGCGCATCTTCTCGGCCAAGAGGAACCTCATCGCGCCGGACTGGCTCACATTCGGTTGTCCCAAGGGCGAAGCCCGGGTCTTCTGGTGCGAGGCCAAGAGCAAAGCCGCATTCACGTGGCACAGGCTGTCGGGGACGTACCAGGACGGCATCGACAAGTGCTGCTGGCTCGACTACCTGGAACTGCGTCGGCAAATGCCCTGGCCCCTGTGGATTTTGTTCCTGCACGCGCCGGGTGGAGTCGCCAAGGACAACCCGCCGGGCAAAGTGCCGCCAGCCGGCCTTTTCGGCGGGGAGGCTCTGCGCCTGGCTAGGTGTGTGCATCACGAATCGGACCGGTGGGGCAAGGGCGGGATGGTGTATTGGCGGTGCGAAGACCTGATGGCGGCCGGCAAACCACTTGCCACATACGGGGAGGTTTGCACCGAGGCGGAGGCGTGAAGCGTGCCCGAATGGGGTCGTGTCAACCGAGAGCACCCTTGCTGCATCTGCGGCAAGACCGACTGGTGCGGCACCAGTCCTGACGGCACGCTTGCGTGCTGTATGCGCATCAAGTCCGACCGCCCGGCCCGAAATGGCGGCTGGCTGCACCGCCTTGTCGACGCGCCGACGCGCCCCACCCCCCGCCCTTCCGTGCCGCAGGCACAGCGACCCCGCGCCTGCGCGGTTGACTGGGCTGCGATGCTACGCCGGTTCGGGCGCGACACAAGAACAGCCGAAGTCGAACGCCTGGCGACAACGCTTGGCGTGTCTCAAAAGAGCCTTCTCCGGCTTGGCCTCGTGTGGGCAACGCCTCACCGCGCATGGGCCTTCCCGATGTTCAACGCCGCGCACGAGACCATCGGCATCCGCCTGCGGGCTCAGAGCGGGCGGAAGTGGGCAATCCGCGGCAGCCGAAATGGCCCGTTCTGGCCCGAGGACCTGACCGGCAGCGGGCCGCTGCTCGTGTGTGAAGGCCCAACCGACACGGCGGCGCTGCTGGACCTCGGGTACGACGCCATCGGACGCCCGTCCTGCACGGGTGCTGCGGATCTGGTCATCGAGGTTGTGCAGGGCCTGCACGTCCGGGATGTGGTCGTTGTCGCTGACGCCGACGAGCAAGGCATCGACGGCGCCGACCGCATGGCCCGGGGGCTGACCGAGGCGGGCCGTCGCCCCAAGATCATCCGGCCGCTGCAGGGCAAGGATGCACGGGCCTGGCTGAAGTCGGGCGCGACGCGAGCGGTCGTGGATGCCGTCATCGCCAGCACCCTCTACTGGAGACCATAGCATGGCAGGGGATTGGATCGCCTGGACGAAGGGCCTGACGCTCAAGCGCGAGGTTGTCGCCATTGCCAGGCGCCTTGCCCTCGACCGCCGCGTCGTCGCGTGCCTCTGCATGGAAGCCTGGGAGTGGGCAGACTCCAACACCGTCGACGGTCACGCTGACGGCGTGACAAATGTCACGCTCGATACGGTCACGGGCGTGACGGGATTCGGGCAGGCCATGCTGGATGTCGGGTGGCTGCTCGAAGACGACCGCGGAATCATCTTCCCTCGCTGGGAACGGTGGAATGCGGAATCGGCCAAGAAACGCCTGCAAAACGCAGAAAGGAAGCGTCGGCAACGAAAACGCGAAGGCGCAGGCGTCACATAGGGCGCGTGACAAATGTCGCGCTCCAAGCGTGACAAGAGCGTGACTACAGAACAGTACAGAACAGGTAACAGCGCTATCAGGAAGAAGAATGAAGAGAAGAACAGATGGCCCGTGATTCTTTTCCTGAGAAGCCGTTGCCGTAAGACGCGCGCCCACGTTGGCGCACGGGTAGCGAGGGCATGACGATCCGACGAGGAGGCCAAGCGGTGTGGCCGTTGGCGACACGGGCGAACGTGGCGCGTCAGGGGGCCAAGGGCGTAGGTACTACCTTGCCAGGCCATCGCGCGAGGGCCGCGGGAACAGTCGCCAAAATAGGCAGAGTTTGTTTGCGCGCGAGAAAAAAGGCGGCGGCCGAACGGGGGGATGTCCGACCGCCGCACGAACCACGCGGGACACTCCCGCATGGCGTCTGGAGGTTTTACCCGGCGAATGCCGCCGAGTCAAGCGAAGGAGGCTGCTGTGAAGATTGAACTGCGAAGCATCGAGGCCATCCGGCCCTACGAGGGCAACCCGCGCGTCAACGACCAGGCCGTGGACGCTGTAGCGAAGTCGCTGCGGGAGTTCGGCTTCCGCCAACCCATCGTGGTGGACGGCGAGGGCGTCATCATCGTCGGGCACACGCGCTGGAAGGCCGCGCAGAAGTTGGGCCTCAAGCAGGTGCCGGTCCACGTCGCCAAGGACCTCTCGCCCGCGCAGATCAAAGCCTACCGCATCGCGGACAACCAGACGGCGAGCATCGCCGAGTGGAACTACGACCTCCTGCCAGTCGAACTGAGGGACCTCGGGGGCATGAACTTCGACCTCTCGCTCCTGGGCTTCTCGGACGCCGATCTGACGGAGATTCTGGCGCCGCCCGGCAACGAAGGCCTCACCGACCCGGATGCCGTGCCGGAGCCGCCGGACGAAGCCGTCACGCAGCCGGGCGACCTGTGGATTCTCGGCCAGCACCGCTTGCTGTGCGGCGACGCCGGCGAGGTGAAGGACGTGGACCGGCTCTTGGGCGGCGCGCCCATCCACCTCGTCAACACCGACCCGCCGTACAACGTCCGCGTCGAGCCGCGCTCGAACAACGCCATCGCGGCGGGCCTGTCATCCTTCCCGGCATCCGACGCCCATCGTGGCCTGATGCACCACCAGTCGTTCGACGTGGCGCGCCAGGGCACGAAGCACCGGACGACGAAGAAGATGCGGGCGAAGGATCGGCCGCTCGCCAACGACTTCGTCTCGGACGAGGCCTTCGCTGAGATGCTGCGGGCCTGGTTCGGCCAACTCGCCCGCGTGCTCCTGCCCGGCCGCTCCTTCTATATCTGGGGCGGCTACGCGAACTGTGCCAACTATCCGCCGGCGCTGCGCGAATGCGAACTCTACTTCTCGCAGTCCATCATCTGGGTGAAGGAACACCCGGTGCTCACCAGGAAGGACTTTATGGGCAACCACGAGTGGTGTTTCTACGGCTGGCGCGAGGGGGCGGGCCACGAGTTCTTCGGCCCGCCGAACGCAACCGATGTGTGGAGCGTGAAGAAGGTGAACCCGGCCAGCATGATTCACCTCACGGAGAAGCCCGTGGAACTCGCCGTCCGGGCCATCGAGTACTCGTCGCGCGCGGGCGAGAACGTGGCTGACCTCTTCGGCGGGTCGGGGTCCACGCTCATCGCCTGCGAGAAGACGGGCCGGCGGTGCTTCATGATGGAACTCGACCCGCCCTACGCGGATGTCATCGTCCAGCGGTTCGAGCAGTTCACGGGCAAGAAGGCCGAGCGGCAGTCGCCAGTGACGGCCGCAGGCTAACAGAGGAGGAGGGCAAAATGTCCACGACGCTCACGATGGAAGACCGAACCCGGGCGCGGGCAGCCAAACGGTCAGCGAAATCCGTTGACGAATTGATGCAGGAGGCCCGCTTGGACCTCGGGCCGTACCAGGAGTCGGCCATTGCCCGGCGGCTCGCCGACATGCCGGAAACCTGCCGCCGGACCTACCTGCGAGCCATGCACGGTCGCTCCCTGTCGGCCGCCGGGAAGGCCTTCTGCATGGAATGCGTTTCCTGGGACCGCCAGGAGGTCGCCCGCTGCACGGCGCCGGCATGCCCGCTCTACCCGTACCGTCCGTTTGGCCGGGAGCGAGGCACCGCCGCCAATAGGCGGGAAGGCCAGGACACCGAATGACCTACCACGTCGAACCCATCCCGCGCAGCCTGATGGCGTCGTTCGTGGCGGCGCACCACTACGCCGTGCGCGTGCCGCCGCACTGCCTGCTCTCGCTGGGCTGCTTCGTGGATACCGACCTCGTGGGCGTGGCGTCGTGGGGCTTCGGCGTCCGCCCGCGGCACACCATCCAGCGGCTCTTTCCGTCACTCACTACGGCCGACTACTACGAGCTCAACCGCCTCTGCATGCTCGACTCCGAACCTCGCAATGGCGAGAGCCGGTTCCTGAGGCTCTGCCGGGAGTTCATCCAGCGAGCCGAACCTCGCCGGGTCGTTCTTTTCACCTGGGCCGACGGCATGCGCGGCAAGCCAGGCTACGTTTACCAGGCGGACAACTGGTGGTATGGCGGCTTCATACGCACCGAGTTCTACGTCACCGCCGAGAACGAGGTCGTCCACCCGCGGCAGGTTATCACGCGCTGCGGCCGCAGGGACCGGGCCTTCACGCGGAGCGTGGGCCTTCGGCGCGTCCGCGGTCGCCAGTTCCGTTACGTGCGGTTTCTCTGCGGCCATGCGGAACGGAAACGGTTGCTCAGGGAGTCGTCCGTCCGGTGGGGCCGTGCGTACCCGAAGATGCAGGACTGCGTGTGGACGTTCGAGAACGGCGAGGGGGCGGCGGAGGGATCAAGAGCGATCCGGGAACCACCCAGGTTCCAGGGCTCGGGGCAGTTCCGAGACGCCGCTCCACTTCTCAGTGAGCGCCCGAAGAGCACCCCAGCGAGCGCTGGGGTGCCAGGAGACGCGTGATGCTCGTCTGCCTTCTACTTTTTCTTGTCGGCGTCGGCCAGGTCGAAGTAGCCCCGCAGGGCATGGGCCTTGCCGTCCTTCGTCTCGCTCACCTTGGCCCGGCGGAAGCGGGCGGCCTTGCCCTTCGCGCTGATCTCCCGGATGATGGCTGCGTACAGCGTCGCCTCGGGCGTCTTGCCCTTCGTCTTCCACAGGCCCTTGGCGAGCATGCGCTTCACCATCTCGTCGGCCTGCAGCGGCTTCTTCGCGTCGGCGAGGACCTGAACCGCCGCGTCGAGGCATCCGGGCTTTCGCGGCTGCTTCGCCTTGGCGGCTTTCGCGACCTTGGCGGCCCGGGTGTTCTTCGCGTCCGCGACGGCCTTGTCGAGCGCCGAGTCCGGCTGGGCGACCTTTGCCGCGACCTCCTTCTTCCACGCATCGATCTTCGCGGCCTTCTCGCCCTTGGTGGCGTCGGCTGTCGCCGCCGCTTGGCCCGGGACGCCCGTCGGCTCCGGAAGGCGTACCACGCCCCGCAGCCGTTGGGCCGACTTGATACGGACCTTCTTCTTCGTCGCCAGGTTGGTGGCGTCCCACCCGCCGAACCGGCTCTCGCCGTCGATGCGGACCTGGACGACCTTGTCCGACACCTTCGCCAGGTACACCCCACCCACTTTCACCTCGTGCTTCTTCATCACAGGCTCCTTCTCGCTAGGCCCGGCGTCATGCCGGGCGGTTCGTGTGCCGATCTACGCGACCGGCGGTTCGTACTGCGTGCCGCAGTTCGTGCACTTCACTTTCCCGTCCTTTTGCCAGACCAAGTTGTCCTGATGGCGCTCGCCGCACCGCGGGCAGGCGCTCTTGGCGTCCACCAGTTCCGCCAGCAGCGGCTCGAGCGCCTCCCGGACGTACTTCGCATCCACCGAGTTCGGGAAGTCCAGGCCCGCCGCCATGTCCTGGATGACGCCCTCCAGGCCATCGAGGTCCACATCCAGGAGCCGTTCGACCGCCCGGCACTCGGCCCAAACGTCGTGGAGCGCCTTTACCGCCGCCCGCACGTGCGGCAAAAGCCGCTCGGCCTGCTTCTTCGTCACCGTCATCTTGGCCATCGTCGTGTCCTCCTCGTTTCCGGCCTGGCCCACCCAGGCCCGGGCGCTCGGCCCCGCCTCGCGGCGAGGCTCCGCGTGCGGGCCCGGTCAGTCGGCGTTAGCGCGCTCCAACGGCTGCCAGGTCTCGTCCTTGCCGACCTTTCGGAAAGACCAGCGGCCGTCGCGGAAGAGGTAGACGTACTCCGCCCAGCGGTCCGGGGCGGCCGCCAGGAACTCCGCCTCGGACGTGTAGGTTCGCTTGCCCGCGTCCTTGTCGCCCCGGTCGCGCCCGTAGGCCAGGCACCATTCCTGCGCCTCGGCGTTCTCGTCGTGCGTGGCAAACTTGTGCCGCCGGCCGAGTTGCGGGCCGAGGACGCTCACGTCGCCCAGGTCCAGCAGGGCGGCCACGGCATCGGCCGTGGCGTAGTGGCGGACGAGGATCGGACCGTGGTGCTCCGGGTACCCGTCAAAGTGGCAGTAGATGGCCTCGATTCCGTTCTTCGTCTGCATCCCGACCAGGCTTCGCGTGCTCATGGTTCGTCTCCTCGTTCGCCCCCCACCACATGGATCATGGCCTGCGTTTGGCCACGAGGCAAGGCGAAATATGCAGGAATCCGCATAATTTGTGCTGCCGTAAGTGGCGCCCGGGGCGCGAGTTACGCACAGGGGCGAAGATTCTGGCCGGAATTCCGGATGCGAGGTGACGACCGATGGCCGACGCGAGCCTAGCAGGAGCCGAACAGAAAACGCTCGACCCGGCGGCCCTGACGCCGGACGACGCGGCGCGGCTGCTCTCGGCCGCCGGCGGAAGGACCGTCACCGCCGACATGATTCAAGCCGCCGTCACCGCCGGCGCGCCCGTCGCCGCCGACGGCCGGCTGAACCTCGTGGAACTGATGGCGTGGCTGGAGAAGGACCTGGCGGCGCGGCCATGAGCATTGACCTGAAGATCATGCGGCCCGGCAAACTCGCCGGCCTCCTGAACTCGACCCGCCTGGGCGAGGTCACGAGCGAGCCGAGGGTCCGCCGCAACACCATCCGCGCGGGCCTCCGCGTCGGCGACTCGACGCGCGTCAACGTCCTCGCCTATGCCGCGTGGCTCGTAGCCGCGTGGCACGCACGCCGTGGCCCGGCCGCGGACGGCGAGGAACTCACCGGCTACGACGCCCTGCGTGAATCGTCGGCCGCCCGGAACCGACGGCTCTCGGCCTCTGGCCGCGACATCGCCCCCCTCCCCGACGTGGCGAACCCCCAGCGGCGGGCGGCGTGCGAGTCGGACTTCCGCCGCTTCGCCGAGATGTATTTTCCGGCCGCCTTCACGCTCGCCTGGTCGGGCGACCACCTGAAGGTCATCGCCAAAATAGAGGCGGCTGTCCTTCGCGGTGGCCAGTTCGCCCAGGCCATGCCGCGCGGCAGCGGCAAGACGACGCTGGCCGAGGTCGCCTGCATCTGGGCCACCCTCTACGCCCACCGCCGCTCCGTCTGCCTCATCGGCGCGACGGCCGACCGGGCGCGGGCCATGCTGGAGTCCATGAAGACGGAGTTCGAGTGCAACGACGCGCTCCTGGAAGACTTCCCCGAGGCGGTCTATCCGATCCAGCGCCTGGAGCGCATCCACAACCGCGCCAGCGGCCAGACCCTGGACGGCCGCCCCACCCGCATCCTTTGGACCGCGGACAAGGTGGTCATGCCCACTGTGCCCGGCGCGACATCGTCGGGGGCCATTCTCGTGGTGACGGGCCTGGAGGGCGGGAACATCCGCGGCCAGAAACACAAACTCGCCAACGGCAAGGTGGTGCGGCCGGACCTGGCGATCATCGACGACCCGCAGACGACCGAGTCGGCCTGGAGCGAATCCCAGTCGGCCCGGCGCGAGGCCCTCCTGGCGGGCGATGTCCTCGGCATGGCCGGGCCGGGCAAGAAGATCGCCGCCATCCTCTGCGCCACCGTCATCCGCCCCGGCGACATGGCCGACAACATCCTGAACCGCGACAAGCACCCGGAGTGGCAGGGCGAACGGACGAAGATGGTCTATGCCTTCCCCACAAACGAAAAGTTGTGGGACGAGTACGCCAAACTCCGGGCCGAGAGCCTGAAGGCCGACGGCGACGGCCACGAGGCCACCGACTTCTACGCCGCGCACCGGGCCGAGATGGACGAGGGGGCCGTCGTCGCCTGGCCCGCGCGTCACAACCCGGACGAACTCTCGGCCATCCAGCACGCGATGAACCTGAAACTCCGCGACGAGCAGGCGTTCTGGGCCGAGTACCAGAACGAGCCGCTTGCCGTGGCCGAGGGTGACGAGGGGCTGCTCTCTGCCGACGAGATCGCCGCGAAGACCAACGGCAGGAAGCGCGGCGAGGTGCCGCTGGGAGCGAACCACCTCACGATGTTCATCGACGTGCACGACCGGCTGCTCTACTGGATGGTCGCGGCGTGGGAGGACGACTTCACTGGCCACATCATCGACTACGGCAGTCACCCGGACCAGCGGCGGCAGTATTTCACCTTGCGGGATGCACGGGCGACCTTGGCCCGGGCCGCGCCAAAAACCGGTAAGGAAGGCGCCATCCACGCGGGCCTCAAAGTCCTCACCGACGCGCACCTTGCCCGCGAGTGGAAGCGCGACGACGGGGCCGTGATGCAGGTCGGCCGGTGCCTCATCGACGCCGGGTACGTGCCGGACACGGTGTACCTCGCCATCCGCCGCAGCGGCCGGTCCCAGGTCCTCATGCCCTCCAAGGGCGTCGGCGTCGGGGCGTCGAGCAAGGCGTTCGCCGAGTACAAGCGCCGCAAGGGCGACCTCTACGGCCACTACTGGCGCGTGCCGGCCGTCCACGGCACGCGGGAACTGAGGACCGTCCACGTCGATACGAACTACTGGAAGTCGTTCGTCCACGCGCGGCTGGCCGTGGCGATGGGCGACCGGGGGTGCCTCTCGCTTTTCGGCACGAAGGCGGAAGAGCATCGGCTCCTTTCGGAACACCTTGCGGCCGAGTACCGCGTGCGGACCGAGGCGCGCGGCCGGACGGTGGACGAGTGGAAACTCAAGGCGAGCGCCGTCGATAACCACTGGCTCGATTGCCTCGTGGGCTGCGCGGCCGCGGCCTCGATGCTCGGCGTCTCGCTCTTTCGCGGCGCGGCGCCGAAGAAGGTCAAACGGAAACGGAAGCGGGTGTCCTACATCTCATAGGAGGAAAAGCGATGAGGAAACGTGGTCCCGGTCGTCCGAAGGGGAGCAAGAACGCGACAGACGTGGTGGTCGTCGAGCGGTCGCACTGCCCGAAGTGCGGCAGTTCCCGCCGGAGCGAGTACTGGGGCAAGGTCGTCAATCGCTGCGCCGGCCTCCGCGCCGACAGCACGCCCTACACCGCCATCATCCGCCGACGGTGCCGGTGCCTGGACTGCCAGCAAGTGCGGATTGACAAGGAATACGCCTAGCCTTCAGCCGCGTCGTCCTCGGCGTCAGCTGGGGCCAGATGTATGCCAAGCCTCGAACCATCGTTTGCCCTGCGAGGGCCAGAACTCCAGAACCTCGGCCAACTCAAGCTCTGTACCGTAGCGGTCCAGGAACCCACTGCGGAACTTGTGATTGCTGCCGACAAGGTCGCAACGGCCGCCGTCGTGCAGAACCTCCCGCCGAAATGCGCGCCAGTCCATGAAAGCAGGCACCACGAACCGCATCGCATGGATGGCGTGAACCAGCTCGTGGGCCAACACAAACCGCAGGCGGTCGCATTGTGCGGCTTCGTCCTTTGCACCGTCATCGATGCACCTGTCCCGTCTCAACACTATCCCCGCAATCAAGGCACCGGGGCCAGCGGCATCAAAACCCTCCTCAGGCCAAAGCACTTCTGCAGCATTGCTGCGGTAATAGGCCACCGCTTTCTCGTCCCCGCCACGCCCTATCTGCCTGTCACACTCGGATTCCCATCGGATGAACTGGCAGACCACCGGCAGCCATTCTCGAAGGCTCACGGGCAACGAGGCTCGGGCATCCAGAAGGATCGCCCCTTCTGCGTCATAAACCTCGTCCAGAGCGTGATCGTCATCCGGTCGGAAAACGCTGACAGTGTCATTTTCGATTCCCTCGATGACCTCCTGGGCAAACCGCGTGTAGAGGTCCAGGTCAATGCCCATTCGGAATCGCCGCCGGTAAGTCTTCGTGATTCCCATTCTCTCGCCCTTCAAGAGAAAAGCGAGCCGTGCGGAAGCCGCATGGTCCAAGAGTGCGGCGGCCTTCACGCCGACGGCACCCCCTATGTGGCCATCATCCGCCGCCGGTGCCGGTGCCTCGACTGCGGCCAGGTGAGGATCGAGAAGGAATACGCCTAACGACGAGGGTGTGCGGCCGTGAACCCGCCGCGGGTTCACGGTAAGCACCACCCTCTGCTTAGCCACTGCTGTTTTACATTCTGGGCTTTCCATCCATGATTGACTGCAGGTCCATTCGCAGTATAGCGTCCTTCCTTATGGCTCGCACGGTTGGAGCATCCCCAAACCATTCGGCCGGATCTTTGTATTGCGCGATGTATAAGTAGCTCTCGCTCTCCTCTAATATGTACACCGGCCTGCTTATGACATACTGCGTTTCTGTGCTTGCGATATACTCAGGCGGAAGCACGTAGTCATGCTCTACCACGAGCGTCGCAGATGTTACAGGATACCGCCCGCCACGGTTAACAGGAAGGTTGTTGTATACGCCAAAGGCATATGTGGAAATAAGAATCAAGTAGGCGGCAACAAAAAACGGCAGCCCGATCAAGAGAAAGAGATTTCCCGACCCTTTCCACTGATATACGTTCGTCCACCCGACAATCACTTTGGCAGAAACGAAAACGACGAGCAGTGATAGCACATAGAAGACCAGGCGCCCCATGAAAGGCGCAACCCACGGCAACTTTCTCCATAACATGAACAAGAAGACTACAGTCACAGCGACCTCTATCGCTTGCAGAAACATGACGGCCACGCGACATGCCGTGGATGTGCTTGCATTGTCAATGCTATCTGAGAAGTACCTGGAATCACTTGCGTTGCGACGCGTATTGAACTGGCGAATGGCTGGTATGAGACACAGCAAGAGTCCTACGGAGATAAAGTAGACGAGTGAAAGTGATTGCAGAGAAACATTGTGGTTGAATATGCGGACTGTGTAGACCCAGTCAGAGTGCGTAATGAACAAGGCGTAAAAGAGAACCAGATAGAGAAATGTGGCTGCAACGAATGGCGTAATGACGGCAGTTATCATCACCGGCGTCTTTGAGCGCTCGTGTGCTTTAACGACCGCGCGCCAAATGACGGCGGGCAGCACAATGATGAAAGTAGTCAGGCCCAGAAAAACGAGACCAGTATGGATGTATTCGGCATTTAGGAGCGGGAGTGAAGGTATCCCCTTGCCGCGGGTATAGAACGCATGAACCAGATAGCCAGATACATAAACGAAGGCCGCGAGTGCGCCTGTTACCGCTGATAGCGGCAACAGGGAAGGTGCATCAAGAGCGTCTTTGACATTAACATCGCTCATGATATTCCTCGATTGTGCTCTATGCTAACAATGTTTAGGCGGACCCGCCCAACATCCCAGGACCGCCCTGGGAGTCCGCATAACATGCCCGCGAATGCGGGGGCAGCCCTGGCCCTAATCACGCCGTTGCAAGAAGCGCCACGCGGCCATCATCCACCGCCCACGCCGCGACTGCGGCCGGGTGCCGATTGACAAGGAGTATGTGTAACGCCCTGCCGCTCACAGTCCCCATGCCCTTCGGAGGACCTCGGCGACCTGGCGCACTCCGTTTTGCTCGAGGTACTCGACGATCACAGCTCTCGGAGGCCAATTGCTGCGGTACGGCTGATCACACGGTCCCGTGTACAAGCCACCTCCTGGACCAGTGGAGAGACCGCCTCCCGGGCCGGTCGACAGGCCGCCTCCGGGACCCGTCGACAAGCCACCTCCTGGACCAGTGGAGAGACCGCCCCCTGGGCCTGTCGAAAGGCCGCCTCCCGGGCCGGTCGACAGGCCGCCGCCCGGTCCAGTGGACATCCCACCCCCCGGCCCTGTAGACGCTCCTCCCCCCGGCCCTGTGTACATCCCTCCTCCGGGCCCCGTGTATAGCCCGCCCCCTGGTCCTGTGTAGGAATCTCTAGGCCACATCTGTTTTCTCCTGCTGCCGTCCACCATCAGCTGGGCACCGAGGCACTAGGCCCCCGTCGCCCCGCCTCAGCGTGTCACGCGCTCGCCGCAATGTAAGCGCCCCCCGACGGAGCCAACTCAGCCGCCTGGAACTCAGCCCTATGGGTCGCCCGGAAGCATACCCCACGAATTCGGCCTTTGCCAATACATTCCGATTCTACCCTTGCATACCCGCGCGTATCAACCGTATAGATCAGGTGACGGACAACTAAATATGCGACGGGCGCGGCGGGCGGACTGATCCTCCGCTGGTCGGGCCGGGTCGAAGGCAACGAAAGGCTGTGCAGGAGCCTGCACCTTCTGCACAGCCTTCTTCTTTTGGCCCGGCCCAGCCCGCGAGATTCGGAGTGGCGATGGCGACGTTCGCGGAGACGATGCTTTCAAAGTACGAGACGCTCCTTCAGACGAGTGCGGGCCTCGACACCGTCTCGGTGGACGGCCAGTCGGTGCGGTACGTCGACGTGGAGGCGAAGTACCGGTACTGGAAGCGCGAGGTCGCCCGCGAGAAGGGCCAGCGGCCGCAGGCGGCCAGCATCAACCTGGGTGGATTCTGACGATGGACAAAGGGTTCCTCAATCGGGTGGGCAAGTACCTCTTCGGCTATGACGCCGTCGAGGCCAAGAACCGTCGGCAGGCGCCGACGGCCCGCCTCCGGAGCGAGGACAAGGAACTCCTCCCCCACCAGCGCCGCAAACTCACGAGCGCCTCCCGCGACATCCACCGCAACTTCACCATCGCCGCCTGGGCCATCCGAAAGCACCTCGACTACGTGAGCACCTTCTCGTTCCAGTCACGCACCGGCAACCCGGACCTCGACGACCGCATCGAGGCCCTTCTGGACTGGTGGTCCCGGCCGGCGAACTGCGATGTGGCCGCGCGGCATTCTCTCCCGCGCCTCATTCGCCTGGCCGAGGAACGTCGGACGGTGGACGGCGACGTGTTCTTCCTGAAACTCTCCGACGGCCGCCTCCAGGCTATCGAGGGCGACCGGGTCCAGACGCCGACGAGCGGCCTGCCGCAGGGCGTCCTTCCTGCCGAGTTCGTCCACGGCGTCCGAGTGGACGAGGCCGGCCTGGCGAAGGGGTACGCCGTCTGCAAGCGGCCCCTGGCGGGCGGCGACCTCGCCTTCGAGCGGCTCATTCCGGCCGAGTTCGTCGTCCACCACGCGTTCTTCGACCGCTTCGACCAGGTGCGTGGCATCTCGCCTCTGGCGGCCGCCATCAACACGCTGCGGGACACCTACGAGGGGTTCGACTACGCTCTGGCGAAGGCGAAGGTCGCCCAGATGTTCGCCCTGGCGTTCTACCGCGAGGCGGTCGAACCGCTGGGCGCGGTGACCGGCGAAGATACGGACGCCGACGGCCAGCCGGACAAGGCGTATGAGGTGGACTTCGGGCGGGGGCCGGTGCTCCTGGACCTGGAGCCGGGGGACCGGGCCGAGTTCCTGGAGTCCAAGTCGCCCTCGACGGAGTTCCAGGCGTTCACGCAGACGATGATTCAGACGGCCCTCAAGGGCCTGGACATCCCGTACTCGTTCTTCGACGAGGCCCACACGAACTACTCGGGCGCCCGGCAGGCGCTGCTGCAGTACGAGCAGTCGGCCGACGTGAAGCGGCACGATGTCCGGCTCATGCTCAATAACCTCGCGGCGTGGCGGCTGCGGCTCTTCATCGCCGACGGCTTCCTCGAACTCCCGCGCGGGATGGGCCTCGCGGACCTGCGGTGGGAATGGATCGCCAAGGGCATCCCGTGGATTGACCCCCTCAAGGAAGTGAACGCCGACATCGCGGCCATCGGGGCGGGTCTCGCCTCCCGCACGGACATCCTCAAGCAGCAGGGCAAGGACTTCTTCGACGTGGCCGACCAGTTGGCCTCGGAGAACGAGTACCTGGAATCCCTGGGCCTGCCGACGAACGTCGCCCCTGCGAACGCCCAGATCGTGGAGATCGCCAATGGTTGAGCCGAGCGCCATGACGCTCGAATCCGCCCGCCGGACGGGCAGCGTGCCGGCGGCCGCGCTGCGGATGGTCGTCGGCCCGTTCGAGTTGGGCGACAACGGCGAGGGCGCAAAGTCCGCCCCCATCCGCATGAAGGCCCGCACCGCCCAGCCGGTCACCCACTGGTTCTGGGGGCGGGTGGTCCACGACATGGCCGGGATGCACCTCCACAAGGACCGGCTGCCGGTGGATTACGTGCACAACCCGTCCGAGGTCATCGGCTACCTGAACCATTTCCGCGCCGACTCAGGCGGCCTGGAGGTCTCGGGGGCCCTGGTGCCCTACAAGGACAACGACCGGGCGAGCGAGATCATCCACAAGGCCCGCGCGGGCGTCCCTTACGAAGCGTCCATCTACTTCGGCGGCGACGGCGTCAAGGTCGAGGAGGTTGCCCAGGGCCAGGCCGTGCCGGTCAACGGCTTTCAGTTTGCCGGCCCCGGCATCGTCATCCGCGAGTGGCCCCTGCGGGGCGTGGCCGTCTGCCCGTATGGGGCCGACATGGGCACCCGGTCCGAACTTGGGCCGGGCGAGAGCATTCACGTCGAGTTCACGAACGTAGGAAAGGAGTCCGCAATGTCCGAACCCAAACCCGCCGAGGCCGCGCCTGTCGCGCCGGCTGTTGACGCGCCGAAGTCTGAACTTGCCGCCGAGGCCCCGAAACCTGGGGCCGTGGAAGCGGCCGTGAAACCCGCCGAGGTCGCTGGTGCGACCGTCGACGCGGGGAAGAAGGACCCACCGGCACCTGGCGCTGACGGACTGGCGGATGCGCGGGCCGAGTGCAAGAAGTTCCTGGACGCGTTCGGCCCGAAGGGCGGCGAGTGGTTCGCCGCCGGGAAGACGTTCGCCGAGGCCCAGGAACTCCACGCCAAGGACCTCAGGGCCGAGAACGAGGCCCTGAAGGCCCGCCTGGCGGCCCTGGACCGGGGCGAGAAGGCGCCGGTGGCGTTCCAGCCGGAGAAGCGCGACGACGCCCGGGCGAAACGCCGGGCGGAACTCAAGGCCAAGGTCGGCGACAACCTCGCGGCCTTCGCCGCCGAGATCGACTGCAAACCGAGTAAGGAGTGACGCACATGACCATGCCCACGCTGCTGGATATCGCCAAGGCGAACGGGTCCGACGGGGTCGTCGGCCTCATCGACGAGGCGACCAAGGCCCATCCGGAACTCGTGCTCGCGCCGGCCCGGACCATCAAGGGCCTGAACTACAAGACCCTCGTGCGGACGGCCAACCCGACCGTCGGGTTCCGCAACGCGAACGAGGGCACCGCCGCCACGAAGGGGACGTATGAGAACCGCCTCTTCGAGACGTACATCCTGAACCCGCGGTGGGAGTGCGACAAGGCGGTCGCCGACCGGTATGAGGACGGGCCGGAGGCGTACATCGCCCTGGAGGCGTCGGCGATCCTCGAAGCGGCCATGCAGACGCTGGCCACGCAGTTCTACTACGGGACCGGCGCGGACGCGAAAGGCTTCCCCGGCCTGCTCGCCGCCTACGATGCGACGAACATGGTGGTGGACGCCGGCGGCACCACGGCGGGCACCGGCTCCAGCGCCTGGGCCCTGCGGTTCGGCCCGAAGAACGTGACCTGGGTGTACGGGAACAACGGGAGCCTGGAACTCTCGGACGTGGCCGAGCAGCGGATTCTGGACGCGAGCGACAACCCGTTCACGGCCTACGTCCAGGAACTCCTGGCGTACCCGGGCCTCCAGGTCGCCAGCCGTTACTGCATCGGCCGCATCAAGAAACTCACCGCCGACGCCGGCAAGGGCCTGACGGACGACCTCGTCGCGGAGCTCCTGTCGAAGTTCCCGGTCGGCGTCCGGCCCGACGTGCTGCTGGTGACCCGCCGGTCTCTGCGGCAACTCCAGGACAGCCGGACGGCCACGAACGCGACGGGCGCCCCGGCGCCGTTCCCGACGGAATCGTTCGGCGTGCCGATCGCGCCGACCGACGCCATCACCGACACCGAGGCCTTGACCCTGTAACGCCCCTTGAGGCGCACGAAAGGAACCGACCATGGGATACCAAGTGAAAGACGCGAGCCTGAAGGCGACCAGGGCCCTGCCGAACGGCGCGGCCACGGTCTATTCGGTCGGCCTGGACCTGGGCCACGGCAGCCGAGGGGACTTCCTCGCCGCCGCCGAGTTCAAAGTCAGTGCCCCTGCCCTGACGACCGGGCAGCTGCCGGACACGAAGACGATGACGTATTCGATCCAGCACGACGACGACCCCGCGTTCGGGACCGCCGCCGACCTGTATCCGGGCGTCGTCGTCCAGACGGGTGCCGGCGGCGCAGGCGCGGCGGCCGCCACGTTCACGGCCCGGCTGCCGCTGGACGTGAAGCGGTACGTCCGCGTCAAGGCCGTCAACAGCGGCGCGGGTGACGCGAGCGGCGCGTCGCTCACGTTCGAGGCGCTTCTGTAGAGGGAACGGCCATGCCCGAGGTCTTCGCCGACGCGACGGCGGCGCTCGCCCAGACGCTCGCGGGCGCGTGCGGTGTGGCGGTCACTTACCGGCGGGGTGAAACCGCCGTCGAGGCGACCGCCTGGCGAAGTTACCGGACGGGCGAGGTGGACGATGGGACAGGCATCCTGGTGGAGTTCGAGTCGTGGGACTGGCTCGTGCCGACGGCGGCGCTCGGTGCGCTTGGGCTTCCGCGCCCGGGCGACCGGATCGAGGCACCGGACGACTGCACCTACGAGGTCCTGGGGCCGCCGGGCCGACGGCACTTTCAGTATTCGGACGGCGCGAAGACGCTGCTTCGCATCCACACGAAACTCATCGCGACGGAGACGGGATGATGGGCGAGCCGAACGATCATGACCTCCTGATTCGCATCGACGAGCGGGTCGAGAAACTCGACCGCTGCATGACGAACCACCTGCGGCACCACTGGGCGGTGACGATGACGGCCTTGGCGGCGGCGCTCGGGGCCGTGCTTTCGCTCCTCGTCGCCCTTGTGAAATAAGGGACCTTCGGTGGCGGTGATCACGGACATCGCGGACGCGGTCGTAGCGGAACTGAACGGTCACGCGTTCAGCCAGCCGTTCACAGCCGTGCGGCACTATCGCCCGATCTTCGACCTCAAGGAGATGCAGACGCTGCACGTGACGGTGGTGCCGAAGGGTGTCACCGTCGAGCGGGCCGACCGGAGCCGCAGCCAGTTCGAGTACCAGGTGGACGTGGCGGTCCAGAAGAAGTTCGAGAAGGGCGACGCGGCGGAACTCGATCCGCTTGTCGGGCTCGTCGAGGAGATCGCCGATCATTTTCGCGCGGGGCGCCTCGCGTCGTATCCCGAGGCCGCGTGCACGAAGACCGAGCACGCGCCCGTCTATGCCCCGGAGCACATGGACGAACTCAGGCAATTCACGAGCGTGCTGACGCTGACGCTGCGTGTGGTGAGGTGAGAGATGGGCAGACGCTGGCTCCATTCGGTGGACCTTGAGACGGACGCCCAAAACCGGCCGCTGGCCGAGAAGGCCCTGATCGCCGCCGAAGCGGCTGTGGGTGGGACCATCAACGCCGGGGCCGTGGCGAACGTGTTGGTCGGGGCCACGACGACCGTGGTCCTGGCCGCTGATGCCGCTCGGCACACCGTCGTGCTCACGAACCTCAGCGACGAGCGCATCGACGTGGCCGTCGGAACCGATGCCGAGGCGGACAAGGGCATCCCGTTGGCCGCCAACGGCGGGGCCGTTTCTCTCACGGCGGGGCGTGCAAGACTCGCCATCAATGCCATCTGTGCGAGCGGCTCGAAAACCCTCGCCGTCCAAACCTTCAGCGCCGAATAGTGGGAGGCCGTAAGCCATGACGCTAACCACGCAAACGCCGGCCGAGGAACGGATGCTGGTCTGGATGCGCAAAAGTCCTGCCGAGAAGCAGGCTGAGATCGAGGCCCGCCGTGCGCGACAGAAAGAACTCACCGACGCCCGACTGGCGCAGTTGACCCCAGAGCAGCGAGCCGAGATGGAAGCAGGTCAGACTAAACATCGGGCCGAGCAACTGCTCGTCGAACAAGCCCGCGTCGCTGCTCGGCTCGCCGAGCCGGCGATTGCAGCCGTGGTCGATGAAGTCAGGGTGGACCTCGTCGAGAAAGGGAAACTGGCAGACGGCGAGATGGTGAGGTGACGCATGGCCATCAAACGCACTGTTATGAATGGCGGCATCATTTGGGCGGCGACGTGGGGCGGCGTGTTACCGGCAGAGGGTGACACCTGCTACATTGACCACATCTGCTCTCTCAGCAATGAGACGTTTGACATCGGGGCGACCGGCACGTTGCACTTGAATGGCAACGGCAGCGGCATACTCATTGTTGCCGGTGTCTGCACGCTCATCGCTGGGACGATTGCCGAGATGGAGTGTCTCTCCTTGGCTGGTCCTTTTCAGGACCTCCAAATCGTCGGCGACTGCTACACGACGGTCGATGAGTACTGGGAGTGTTATGGCGGCGCCGAGGTGACCATCGACGGCAACTACACCGGCGGCGGGCCGGCAGCGGATTTTGGACTGCGGGTTGCGGGTACGCTCACCATCACCGAAGGGCACGTCGCGGACGGCACGGCATATGGTACTGGCGTGTACACCTACAACGGGACGGGCGCACACATCGTGGGCGACGTAATTGGTACGGCAGGCGACAACGGCATTGGTGTATTCAACGAGACGGACGCGTCCATCGAGGGCGACGTAACCGGTACGGCAGGCGACGACGGTAGTTCCGGGATATACAACTATGGCACGCTCATCTCGTTCGGCAACATAATCGGTACGGCAGGCGACAACGGTAGTTTTGGGATATACAACAACATAGGTACGATTTACAGCGACACTATGCTGGCGACCGTCGGCAAGAACGGTGTGGCATTGCATTGCAGCAGAAGTCACATCGACCCCCACCCAGGGGATACCGTCGAAATCACGCTACGGACAGGATCGGGGTCCAAGGCTCTTGTGATGGACGCTGATTCGGACCTCGGGGCGTGCGACATTTTCAGTTACCTGACCGACGGGGACCTGCCTGCCGAGGCCGACGTGAAGAGCGGCGTGACCTTCGGACACGAGGGCGAGAAGACGGGCGCGCTTGCCCCGGCGATGCTGGTGGCGTGATGACGGAAACCGAGACTCATCCGGTGCCCGGTCTTCATCAGCGGGGCGGCTGCTGCGATGGCGGCGGTGGCCGACCTGGCGGAAGCGAAGGAAGGTGAGACGTGATCGGCCTGGCGGTGCGGACGCAGTTCGATAGCGGGAAGGTGCTCGCGAAGGCGAGGAAGGGAAGCGTCGAGAGTCTCGGCCACGCGGGCGGCCTCATCCGCAAGGTCGCGCGGCACTCGATCCGGCGGTCGCCGGTCGCAAGCTCACCGGGGACGCCGCCGCACACGCGAAGAGGGCAACTCAGGCGGGCGATTCTGTACGCGGTCGAGAAGGACCGCCAGTCGGTGGTCATCGGGCCGGACTACGGCCTGATCGGCCTATCGGCCACGCCGCACGAGTTCGGCGGGCGTTACCGCCGCGAGCGGTATCCGAAGCGGGCGTTCATGGGCCCGGCGCTGGAGAACGTGGAAGACCGCCTGCCCAGGTTCTGGGCGGGGTCGGTGAGATAAGGAGACGAAGCGATGTCCGTGAAACTCGGCATGGATGCCAAACTCTACCGCAACACCGGGACCTACGAGACGCCCGACTGGGAAGAGATCACGAACGCCAAGGACGTGACCTTGAACCTCGAAAAGGGCGAGGCGGACGTGACGACCCGCGCGAACTCCGGCTGGCGGGCCACGGTCGGGACCCTCAGGGACGGGTCGGTCGAGTTCGAGATGGTCTGGGACACCGAGGACGAAGGGTTCACGGCGATCCAGGGGGCCTGGTTCGCGGGGACGCCCCTCGAGGTGGCTGTCATGGACGGCGACATCGAGACGGCCGGCAGCCAGGGCCTGCGGGCGACGATGGCCGTCACCAACTTCAGCCGCTCCGAGCCGCTGGAGGAGGCGATCACGGTGAGCGTGACCCTGAAGCCGACCTACGCCGACCACGCGCCGGAATGGATGGAGATCGAGGCCCCATGAGAACCTTTACCGACAGCGCCGGGCGGATGTGGCAACTCGCGATCACGGTGGACGCCGTGCGGAGGGTGCGGGACCTCGTGGGCGTGAACCTCGCGCGCCTCATCGAGCCGCGCGAACCAGGGCGAGACCTGCCGCTCATGACGGACCTGGAGGACGACCTCCTGCTCCTCGTGGACGTGATCTACGCCCTCGTCAAGCCGCAAGCGGACGCCCAGGGCGTCTCGGACGCCGACTTCGGCCGGGCCCTCGGCGGCGAGGCCATCGCCGGGGCGCACGAGGCGTTCTGGAGGGAACTCGCGGATTTTTTCCGGAGCCTGAAGCGTCAAGCGCCCGCCCGGGCCATCGAGAAGCAACTGGCGCTCGTCGAGGCGGCGATGGCCGCGGCCGAGCGAAAGATCGAGGCGCTCGACGTGGAAAGAATCGTCGAGCAGACGGATGGCGGCTCGTCTTCGAGTGCGCCGGCATCTCGGGCGTCGACCCCGGGCCGCTGACGCTTCGGGAACTGGTGTGGATGGCCGAGGCACGGTCGCGCGAGGCGTGGAACCGGGCGAGCGCTGCGATGGCGCTCCTGGCGAACATCCACCGCGACCCGAAGAAGGGGCGGGCCTTCCGGCCCTCGGACTTCAGCCCTTACGAGGCGGCTGCGCGACATGAGGCCGGCATCCGCCTGACGCGCGGGAACATCGGGCTTCTGAAACAGGTCTTCGTGAAAGGCAAGGCTTGCCTTGAGCACAGCCGAAAGGAGAAGAAGGCATGAACTGGCAGACGATCCTGGAAGGGCTGTGGGCGGCGCTCAACTCGCCGCTCGGCATCGCGGCCGTGGCGGCCCTGGTGCTCTACGGCCTGAACCGCCTCTACGCCGCGCGGCCGGCGTGGGCGAAGTACGAGGGGTCCATCATCTCGGCCGTCAAACTCGCCGAGAAGGAGATCCCCGACGATGCGCCCAACAAGGGCCTCCAGCGCCTCGACCTCGCCCTGAAATACGTCCTCCGCATCTACGAGCAGGTCCAGGGAAAGGCGGCCGACAAGGCGGTGACGGCGGCCTTGCGCGAGGGCATCCAACTGAAGCACGCCGAACTTGAGGCGGCGGGAGCGCTCTCGTGAAATGGCTCGTCCTCATCCTGGAGGCCGTGCTTCGCGCCGCCCTGCCCGTCCTCGCCGAAAAGGCCCAGCCGACCGCCGAGGACGCCGCGCCTCAAACGGACCTCCGCGACCGGCTTCGCGCGCGGGTCCGGGCGACGTGGCGCAAGCGCGCGACCGTGCTTCTCCTGGCGGCGGTCGTCGTCCTCGCCTCCGGCTGCGGGACGCGGACGATCTACGTCCCCGACGGGACGCCTGTCAGGCTCCGTGCTACCATCCGCGGGGCGAAGGTGTGGGTCCTCGATGCCGACGGCAAACCCGTCCCCGGCCGGATGGACCTCCCGGAAGGATGGTACTGTCTGCCCGTCCCGACTGAAGCCGAGGGGCCTGTGCCCGACGAGGAGTAACACCCGATGGTCTCCCCTCGCGGCATCCGGGCGGGCCAGGCATTCGTCGAACTCTTTGCCGACGACTCGCGCCTCGTGCGGGGCCTCAAGCGCGCCCACGCCAAGTTGAAAGCCTTCGGCAGGAGCGTCCAGGCCATTGGCGATGGCATGCGCGACGTGGGCCTGCGGGTGATGGGCCTCGGGATGGCCGTCCTCGCCCCGCTTGCGGGCGCGGCCAAGGCGTTCGCCTCGACCGGCGATGCGCTCGCCAAGATGAGCAAGCGCACGGGCGTCTCGGTCGAGGCCCTCTCGGAACTCGGCTTTGCCGCGGGCCGGTCCGGCACGAGCATGGAAGGCCTGGAGACGGGCCTTCGGCGGATGCAGCGGGTTATCGTGGACGCCGCGACGGGGTCCAAGGAGGCTAAGGACGCGCTCGCGCTCCTCGGCCTCTCGGTCGCGGACCTCTCGGCCCTTGCGCCCGAGGACCAGTTCAAACTCATCGCCGACCGCCTGGCCGCGATTCCAAACCCGACGCTCCGCGCTGCGGCGGCGATGGAGATCTTCGGCCGCTCCGGGACCGACCTCCTGCCCCTCGTCGAAAAGGGCGCCGCCGGCATCGCGGCGCTCCAGGAAGAGGCCCGGCGACTGGGCCTCACCATCTCGACGCGCGAGGCCCGCGCGGCCGAGGCGTTCAACGATGTGCTCGGCGACCTCTGGACGACGGTCAGGCGCGGCGTCTTCGCCGTCGGGGCGGCCCTCGCGCCGACGCTTTCGGACCTGGCCGTGCGAATCCGCGACCTCGTGGTCCGCGCGACGGAGTGGGTGAAAAAGAACGAGGGCCTCATCGTCTCGGCCCTGAAACTCGCCGCGGCGGCGACGGCCGGCGGCGCGGCACTCGCCGTCCTGGGAACGGTCGTCTCGGGTCTCGGTGGCGCGATCACGGGGTTCGGCACCATCCTCGGCGGCGCGGCAACGGTCCTGGGCCTTGTGGGTGCGGCCTTGGGGGCGCTGCTTTCGCCCGTGGGCCTCGTAATCGCTGCGGTCGCCGCCCTGGGCGGGTATGTCCTCTACGCCACGGGTGCTGCGGGGAAGGCGCTCGACTGGCTCGGCGAAAAGTTCGAGGCCCTGAAGGGCTTCGCGCTGGAGGCCTACCGCGGCATCGCCGACGCCCTCGCCGCGGGCGACATCGGCCTGGCCGCGAAGATCCTCTGGCTGACGCTGAAAGTCGCCTGGGAGAAAGGCGTCGCGTGGCTCAAGGGCTACTGGCTCGACTGGAAGAAGGCGTTCCTCGACACGGCGACCGACGCGTTCTACGGCGTCATCGCCCTCTGGGCGCAACTGAAGGCCAAACTCGCGACCATGTGGAACGAGATGCGGGCGATGCTCAAGACCGTCGCCTCGGTCGTCGGCGGCGTCGTCCGCCTGAAAGTCCACGAGTTCGAGTACCGCCGCGAAGGCGAGGCCCTCAAGGGCAAGCGCGCCCGCGGCGAGATCACCGAGGAGGAGTTCCAGCGCGAGTGGCAGGCCCTGGCCGAACGCACCAAGGCCCGTCGGCAGCAAATCGTCGGCGAGACGGACACGGCCTTGGCGGACACGGACAAGGAACTCCAAGAGCGCCTGACCGGCATCGAGGAAGAGAAGAACGCCGCCCTCGTGGACGTGTCGGAGAAAGCCGCCGACGCCCGGCGCAAGCACGCCGAGGAACACGCCGCCGACCTGGAGAAGTCCGAGGCGGACCTGGCCAAGGCCCGCGAGGAGTGGGAGGCCGCCATCGCCGAGGCGGCTGGGAAGCGCAAGGCACGCGAAGCGGAAGGGCCGCCCGGGGCCGGCGAGTTCGAGGCGCTCCCGGTCCCCGACCTGGCCGGCCTCTCCGATGCGCTCGGCCGCGCGGCCGACCGCATCGTCGCCGTCCAGGGAACGTTCAGCGCGATGGTGGCCGGGCGCATCGGCGTCGGCGGCGTGGCCGAGCGGACCGCCAGGGCGACCGAGGAAACCGCCAAGAACACCGGCCGCCTGGTGGACGAGGCGACGATGGGCGAGGGGTTGGTGTTCGACTGAGGTAACGCATGGCCGTCACCGTCACCGAAAAACCCGATAGCCGCCCGTCCTCCACCGGCCAGGAGGCGTCGGCCGACCTCCACTACACGGTCCGCGGGACGGCCGACGACGTGGCCGCCAAGACGGCGCTCCTGGAGGCCGCCCCGGCCGCGCACGACGGCCTCGTCCGCCAGACGGCTCGCATCGAGCCGGTCCACATCGACTCCGGCGACGACGCCGCGTGCGTCTGGGACGGCACCGTCCGCTACGGCCGCTTCTCCGGCAGTCCACCGCCCGAGACGGGCGAGTCGGTCTTCTCCTTCGACACGGGCGGCGGCACGCAGCACGTCACCCAGAGCCTTCAGACCATCGGCAAGTACCCGGCCGGCGCACCCGACTTCCAGGGCGCCATCGGCGTCACGCACGACAGCGTCGAGGGCGTGGACATCACCGTCCCCGTCTACTCGTTCAGCGAGACGCATTACCTGGCGAACTCGGTCGTCACGCCCGCGTACAAGGCGACGCTCTTCGCCCTGACCGGAACCGTGAACAATGATGCGTTCAAGGGCTTCGCGGCGGGCGAGGTCTTATTTCTAGGGGCCTCCGGCTCGAAGCGCGGCGATGCGGACTGGGAGATCACGTTCCGCTTCGCCGCAAGCCCCAACCGCACGAACTTCCAGGTGGGCCCGATCACCGTGGCCTCGAAGAAGGGCTGGGAGTACCTCTGGGTCCGCTACGCCGACGCCGAGGACGCAACCGCGAAGGTTCTCGTCAAAAAACCCGTCGCGGCCTACGTCGAGAAGGTCTATCCCGATGGGGACTTCGCCGGGCTGGGAATCTGACGATGGGCGACATGATGAAGAAAGTGCGGTCCGGCGAGCGGCTGCGGATTCCCGCCCGGACCTTCAACACCTTCATCGACGCGGCGCGGGACTTTGAGGCCCGGCAGCGTAATCAGCAGCAGGACCCGAAACGCCGCTTTGCTTCGAACGGTATCGTTCCCGTCAAGAACGCCTCGGGCGCCGACCGGGACCGGTTTGACATCCTCGGCATCGACGCGCCCATCTTCACGCCTTCCGACAACGAGGAATCCTTCAAGAACCAGGTCGCCTTGAAGGGCGTCACGCCGACTGCGGCCGACCACACGGGGCGGTTCGTGGTGCTCCTTGAGCCCGCCAAGTCTGGCGCCATCGTCCCGGGCCTCGTCCAAGGCATCTCGCCCGTCCGCGTGGACATTCAGGACGAGGACCATGAATTCGCCGACGTGGCCGACGGCGAGTGCGGGCAACTGAGGAGCGGCACGACCGGCTCGGCACAGATCCTGTGGAAGGAGAACGGCACCGGCGTCAAATGGGCCGTCGTCCGCCTCGGTCTGCCCTATCGGCGCGGCTTCTGGGCCCGCCTGACGAGCGAGGCAAGCGGCGGTGGGGGCTACTACTCCTGGAAGATGCTTGAGGATGACGCCGAGACGCCTGTCGACCCGCCCGTCACCGGCACCGACAACGCGAAGGAGGTCAACGAAACCGAGGGCCTTCCGGTCGGAGGTTCGGACGGCGCCGTGGTGTGGCTGGAGAAGGACACGACGGACGACCCGGTAGAGTGGCGGTTCGCCCACCCGACCAGCCTCAAAGGGGACCTCGACCCGGATACGGGGGTTTCGACCTTCGCGGAGGACAGCTCCGGGGAGGGCAAGATACAAACCGAAATCGTGGATGGGCAGACGCTCATCAAAGAGGTCCGGCAAACGGCGTGCTGGGGCCGGTCGGACTGGTACACGGTCTGCGGCATCCTGAACGTTGCTTGGAACCGTTGGGGCGAACTGGTGGCGATACAGGACTACTGGGACCAGTGGTACGACCTGGACGGAAATCCCATAGACCCGCCGTGAACAGCAATGGAGTGAAGCCAACTATGGAGTCCCTGGAAGAGACCAACCGGATGCTCGGCGAGGTTTTTCGGGAGTGGAAGGCTTTGCATCTTCGGCTATGCCGCGCCGTGAAAAACCCCAGTCCCCGCCGCAAGGAAGGCATGTTCTCCTGCGGGGTACACAACAGCGATCTGCCTCCGGGTTTTGAGGGCGAGGCGGAATACCTGCTGCCAAGGTTCTGCGCCTGCCTGGACCGGGCGCGCGCCCTGGTGGGGCGGCTGCTGGTTTACGCGAACGTCAGCGACCCGTGCTGCTATCCGGGTCCGCTGGACAAGCCGACGAAGTGCGGGGGGATGTTTCGGTGTGATTCTGCGCGGGGCCAATCAACGAGACGGGCGAGCCGGTGAAGTGCCGCCAGTACGACAACCTGGCGACCAGATTCCGCACCGCCGACTTCACGATTGCCTCCGCTGGCCGCGCCCACCACGTCCGCATGGCCGTCGGCCAGCGATGACTTTCCGTGGTTCCCCCCACCGCCCACACCAGTGCCCGGACTGCCCTGTGGCATCAGAAGCCTTGGCCTCATTGATTTGTCGGCACCCTTCTGTATACTGCACCACCGCGGTTGCCATGCGGTTCAGTCTAGCCAAGCGGCGAGCCGCATGGTATTGTTGTGTGCTGCGGTGCCTTTACGGGGGGCGATGGATGCCAGCCCAAGTCGTCATCGAAAACCCGGTCATCAACTCTCCCTTCGAGGAGCCGAAGCGGCACTTTCGCTTCGACGACGAGGGCATCACCAACGACATCGTCCCCGAGCGTCGCGTGTCCTGCTACTTCATCCCCGTCGCCCAGCCCAGGAAGAAGGGCAAGACGAAGCAACTCGCCTTCGAGACTGAATGGACGCGGGACCGCATCGAGGAAAACAAAACCGTCAACGCCATCCGGCGCCAGATAAAGGTCTGGCGCGAAGGCCGCTACACGGCTGACGTAACCCGCATGACGGCGCGCCTCCTCGAATACTGGTGCAGCCCCGAGCGCGGCCGTCGCCTCTTCTTCTGCCAGATTGAGGCCCTGGAGACGCTCATCTACCTGGCCGAGGTCGCCGGTCGCCGCTATGGGGACGACTGGATTCACAACGACCTTCGGCGCGCCAACGAGGACGCCAACCCCGGCCTCCTTCGCATCGCCAGCAAAATGGCCACCGGCAGCGGCAAGACCGTCGTCATGGCCATGCTCATCGCCTGGCAGACGCTCAATAAGATCGCTAACCCTCAGGACGCGCGATTCACGGATTCCTTCCTCGTGGTCACGCCGGGCATCACTATCCGCGACCGCCTGCGGGTCCTCCTGCCGAGCGACCCCGGCAACTACTACCGGGCGATGGAGATCGTGCCGCCCGACCTCATGGACCAGATGCAGAAGGCCAAGGTCGTCATCACGAACTTCCACGCCTTGAAGCCGCGCGAGAAGGTCAAGGCCGGCAAACTCACCAAGGACATTCTCACGGGTACCGACCGCAAGGCGAATGGCAAGCCGTCGGCCTTCACCGAGTCCGAAGGCGAGATGGTTCGCCGCGTGTGCCGCGGCCTCGGCTCGAAGAAGAACGTTATCGTCATCAACGACGAGGCCCACCACTGTTACCGCCGCCGTGCCGGGGGCGAGGAAGAGAAACTCACCGGCGACGAGCGCAAAGAGGCCGAGGCCGCGAATGAGAAAGCCCGCGTCTGGATCAGCGGCCTGGAGGCCGTCCAACGCAAACTCGGCATCAAGGCCGTCTATGACCTCTCGGCCACGCCGTTCTTCCTGCGCGGGTCCGGCTACCCTGAGGGCACCCTCTTCCCCTGGGTCGTCTCAGACTTTTCGCTCATCGACGCCATCGAGAGCGGAATCGTCAAGGTGCCGCGCGTCCCCGTGGCCGACGACGCCATGCAGGGCGACCAGCCAACCTACCGCAACATCTGGCTCCGCATCCGCGAGGACCTGCCGAAGAAGGGTCGCCGCACCCAGGCTGTCACGGGCGAACCGAACCTGCCCGCCGTCCTCGAAGGCGCCCTCCAGAGCCTCTACGCGAACTACGCCAAGTACTTCGAGCGGTGGGAGAAGAACGAGGAGGCCCGGGCCAACGGCCTGACGCCGCCCGTCTTCATCGTCGTCTGCAATAACACGAACGTCTCGAAACTCGTCTTCGACTACATCGCCGGCTGGGAGAAGACGCTGCCGGACGGCACCGTCGTGGCCGTCCCCGGCAAACTCCCCCTGTTCGGCAACGTCGATGGCGGGCGGTTCCTTCTGCGGCCGAACACGATCCTGGTGGACTCCGAACAACTCGAATCCGGCGAGGCCATGAGCGACGAGTTCAAGAAAGCGGCCGCGACGGAGATCGAGGAGTTCAAAGCCGAGTACCGCCAGCGGTTCCCCGACCGCGACGTTGAGAAACTCACCGATGAAGACCTCCTCCGCGAAGTCATGAACACCGTCGGCAAGCGCGACCGGCTCGGCGAGCACATCCGCTGCGTCGTCTCCGTCTCGATGCTCACCGAGGGCTGGGACGCCAATACCGTCACCCACATCCTCGGCATCCGGGCGTTCGGCACGCAACTCTTGTGCGAGCAGGTCGTCGGCCGCGGCCTCCGCCGCATGGGCTACAGCCCGAGCCGCCAGACGTTCACCACGCCGGACGGCGAGACGGCCGAGTTCGACGGCTTCCCCGTCCAGTACGCCGAGGTCTATGGCGTGCCGTTCTCCTTCATTCCGTGCTCCGGCTCGACCACCGACCCGAAACCCGGCCCCATCCCGACGCGCGTCCGAGCATTGGAAGACCGTATCGCCTGCGAGATCACCTTCCCCCGCATCGACGGCTACCGCTACGACCTGCCCGCCGAGCGCCTGGCCGCGAAGTTCACCGACGACTCCCGCCTCGCCCTCACGACCCAGCACGTGCCCACAAAGGTTGAGAACGCTCCAATCGTGGGCGAATCGGTCATCCACACGCTCGATGACCTGAAGGCCCGACGCGAGCAGGAGGTCGCCTTTCTCATCGCCCGCGAAATCCACGACCACTACTTCCGCGATGACCAGCAGAACCCCAAGCCGTGGCTCTTCCCCGACCTTCTGACCATCGTGCGGCAGTGGATGCGCGAGTGCTTGACACTCAAGGACAACACCTTCCCGCAACTCCTGCTCCTGGCAGAGAATGCCCACGACGCCTGCGACCGCATCTACCGCGCCATCGTCGCAGCCGATTCGGGCGCCAAGCGGCTCCTCCCCATCCCGAAGCCCTACGACACGGTCGGGAGCACCCGCTACGTGGACTTCGACACCACCCGCCCGACCTGGAAGACCGCCCCTGACAAGTGTCACGTCTCCCACGTCGTCGCCGACACGGAGTCGTGGGAACAGAAGATGGCCCAGGCGCTTGAGGAAATGGACGAGGTAATCGCCTACGTCAAGAACCACAACCTCGGCTTCCTCATCCCCTATACCCTGAACGGCGACCAGCGGCACTACATGCCGGACTTCATCGTGCGCCTGGACGACGGCCGCGGCCGGGAGGACCCCTTGAACCTCCTCGTCGAGGTCACCGGCGAGCGCGACAAGGACAAAGAGGCCAAGGTCGCCACCGCCCGCAACCTCTGGATTCCCGCCGTTAACAACGCCGGCACCTGGGGCCGGTGGGCGTTCATCGAGATCGCCGATCCGTGGGATGCGAAAAACGCTATTCGAAGTTATCACTCTCGGAAGCAATCGCACGGGAGAGACCAATGAACCAAGATAAACTGACTATTCGGAACCTCAACGCCACAATTGAGGACATCGCAACCAGATTCTCCAGGCTTGCGCCGGATGACCGATTTGTGCTGTGGTTCTTCCGCGCCTATATTACGGACAGCGAGGAGCGGGCCGCCGAGGCTGTTGCGGGCGGCTCCCGAGATAAAGGTATCGATGGGCTGCTAATCGATGACGCAGCACGGGCGGTGTTTATCGTGCAGGCCAAGTATCGCAAGGCATTGATGGAGAAGGCCGAAAAACGCGATGACGTGATCAGTTTCGCACAGGTTGCAGCCCAACTTTGTTGCCCCAGCAACGGCGAATTCCGGGAGTACGTTACCACAATGGAATCGTACTCGGCCGAGCGTTTCGAGGAAGCCCGTAAACGAGTCGTTGGCAAGAAGTACCGTGTCATTCTCTACTTCGCTACGCTTGGCAAGATAAGTTCCTCCATCCGCAAGGATGCGGAGAACGTAGTCAGAAGTGCCGATGGCGATGCCAAGGTTGAGTTCTTCGATGGTCATCGCGCCATGTTGCTCTTTCGCGACTATCTCGATGGGGTTGCGCCGCCGATTCCAAGCCTCGATTTGGAGATGGAGAAGGGGCCGAATGTCACCGTCAATAGCATCGCACAACGTTACGACGAATACGCCCACATCGAGTCATGGGTGTTCCCAATGAGAGGTGGGGCGGTTGCTTCACTCTATGAGTCTGCCGGAACTCGGATCTTTGCCCGCAATATCCGCGGCTACCTTGGGCCAGGCAAGAAGAAAGACGTAAACCGGAGCATGGTGTCCACGCTCTCGTCCGAACCCGAGAGGTTCTTCTACTACAACAACGGGATCACGATCATCTGTGACGATGCTGTGAAGCGTAGTCGCCAAGGCAGAGATATCTTACAAGTCAGCAATCCTCAGATTATCAACGGCCAGCAGACGACTCGCGTGCTCGCAGAACATCCGGCCGAGGCCCAAAGAGCAAGCGTCCTCGTAAAAGTCATTCGTGTGCCCAGAGAAGTCGGCCATGATAGCGACGGCTTTGAGTTGCTCGTTTCCCAAATTGTCTCTGGCACGAATTGGCAGAATCCGATCACCGCCTCCGACCTCATGGCCAATGACCGCATCCAGATCGAACTGGAACGGGCTCTCCGCAAACTCGGATATCTTTACATCCGCAAGCGCCAAAGCAAGAAAGAGGCGAAACGAAGTGCTCCGGGGAAGCACTACATTCCCGTGAAGAAGCAGGAGATCGCGCAGGCGGTGGGGGCCTGCGAACTCGACCCGGCCGTTATCATGAAGGGCACGGAGAGGCTCTTTGAGGAAGACATGTACACTAAGGTGTTCCCCAACTGCGATCCGAACTACCATCTGCCCCGGTACTGTCTCAAGCGGGAAGTGGCTTATGCCGTGCAAGGCGACCGGGAGCGCAAGTTTGCACGATGGCACGTCCTGCACTTCGTCTGGAGCCACCTGGGCCCTATGGTCAGGTCAAATAGGAACGCCAGATCATTCCGAGTCCAATGGGAGCAGAACAAGCCCGAAGTCTTTGAGCCCCTCGCCGATGCTATCGAGGCCGCATTCGAGGTGATGCTGCGGTACTACCGGCGGACCGGTGCACGAGGGGCCTCGGGCATCGATGTGTCGGTCTTCTTTAAGCAGGCAGGGCACCACAGGAAGTTTGGCAAGTTCTGGGACTCGACGACTCGGGGCAGGCGAGCCCTTGAGAAGGCCATGAGCAAAGTCCTGGCTGGGATTGAGGGGTTTGAAGCCTAGTCTTGTGAGAGGTGTGTGCATGACAAGGAAGAGAGTACGTGGCCGGTCTACCTCTGGTAAGATCGAAGCCGTCCGGCACAAGGACAAGCGGAAGAATATCCCCACCGAGGAGTTGCGGGACTTTGTGCGCGAGGATGAGCAAGTGCCAAAGACCGTGCTCTATCCGCGCGACCCGGACCTCGACCCGCAACTCGTGTGGAAAGGCAAGGACGAGGAGGATGCGCGGCCGCTGGAAGTCCCGGCGGTGCCGGTCTATATCCAGGAGAAGATCCATCCCCAGGCCATCATCGAGGACTTTCGACAGAGCGTCGAGGCCGCGCGGCCGCCCAAGCCCGAGCAACTTGGACTGGACCTCTTTTCTGACTTTAACGGCCTGCCCGAGGAGTTCTCCGACCGCGTGGACTTCTACCACCACGAGGGCAACTGGGCGAACCGCCTCATCCTGGGCGACTCGCTTCTCGTGATGACCAGCCTCGCCGAGAAGGAGGGTCTCAAGGGGCAGGTCCAGATGATCTACCTGGACCCGCCCTACGGCATCAAGTTCGGCTCGAACTGGCAGGTCTCGACCCGCAAACGCGATGTGAAGGACGGCAAAGCC